AATGATCCTACTACATATAAATGGTCAATTGCAAATCAAAATATTGTACATTCAAACGGATCTACAGATTCTGCTACACATGCAGTAAGAGTTAAAAAAGGTAATAAATATCTTATATCTGTTAATGTATTTGGAACAAGTGCTCAAGACGGTGCTTATACTGGAAGTTTTACTATTTCTTTAGGAACACCAGGAACACCGGGTAAAGGTAACACATCATTTACATTTGATTATTTAGCTCCACCTAATCCAGACAATCGAACTATATATCAAACTACACATGCTACAGTAGCTAAACAGTTTGAATTACATGCGTTAACAGATAATGCTTTACTACAAATTAATCCTAGTTCGGATTTTAATGGTAGATTAGATAATATATCTGTAAAACGTATAAAAGAAATACCATTGCGTATAATTGAACCCGATGATGCTTATAATATCTTAGGTAATCCTTTTGCTACTTCCACTTCAAATAGTGCAATTGGCATAGTAAATAACACTGAAATTAAAGTTTTTAATAACAAAAGTTATCTATTAAAAGGACTGAACGCAGATTACATTAGGACACCTGTAGAAATTTCTCTATCTTCGGGGGTAGATTGTGAGTTAGCAGATCATACACATCAAGAAATAGTAGACCTTACGGTCAAGCACTTATTAGAAGCCACAGAGTCACAGAGATACCAGACGAATATTGCAGAAAGCTCACAGACTGAATAACTTTATTTTTAATCTTTAAATTTTTATTATCATGGCAATCAAAAAACAAGTGCTTATCGTTAATAGCGACGTTATTGCTTCAGGTGCATTTCAAGCAGGTAAGTTTGGTTTTGTAGAAAATGGATCAGATTTTTCTGCACTAAACTCAGGAGCTTTAGATTTATCTGGAGGCGAAGAAGACGTTTCTCTATTTTATGGTACGCAAAACGTAGGTCCTATCAGTGAAGGGGACGTTAAAAAAGTCACAACTTGGGCAAAAAGCGCAGGTACTGCACAATCTAGTACGGCTGTTGTCGCACAAGATGGAACATTAGCAGAAGTTAAAATTATTAACACAACAGCAGGTACAATGAATCTTCCTGTTAAAACTTTTGAATCTGTAGGAGCAGGTAGCGCTAACGCTGCTGCAGCTGCAATCAAAGCTTTAATGGATACAGAATTTGCTAAGTCAGATTCTCCTTTCTTTGGATTTGGAGCTAGTGTTAGTAGTGCAACTATTACTATCATTGCACCAATCAACTCACATTTTAGATTAGCAGGTAACGATGCAACATCATTTGCATACGGTACAGCTGCTGTTCCTTCTATTGGTTTAGAAGCGGATGTGAAAAAAATAGAAAAAGAAGGATTCACTGATAGCGGTGTATTTGGAAGAGCTGGATCTGCAGCAACTTTCAAAACTCCTGAATCTGCAGTTTCTGGAGATTATACTTCTATTTTAATTGAAGGTACAAAGAGCTCAAACTCAAAAGCAGTTGGTATTGCTAAGAATTATGATGACTTCGCAATTTGGGTTTTTGTTAAGCACGGTAACTCAACATTAACACCTGCTAACATCGTAGCTCAAGTTGAAAAACTAAAAGCATAAAAAGTAATTTTTACTTTGTTTATTTAGTTAGTTGTAGAAAAGGCGGTGGTAATATATCGCCTTTTTTATATTAAAGAAAAAGTGTAAATTTAAGAAACGCATAATTGTGACTATAGAAAGCTTAGAATTATTAATAGAAGACATCCTAAGTAAGTATCCAAAAGAATCTTTTAGCAAAACAGCAGACCGTATATTACAAAAATGTGATTTATTTTCACATAGAACATTAAGAAGACGGGTTGCGAAAGTAACGAAACAGATGAAAGAAAATTTATCTGGTGTAGCTACTACGTATAATTATAAAGGTGAACAGCCTATAACCTCATTAGAGGAAGCTATAAAGTTCTTTGATATTGATGTCAACGAGTACGAAGTCACCGGGTATTCTTGTAATGCTTGGGACGTAAGTACAAAAACGGGTAAAAAAACTAATTATCAGGTAAAGCTCACGCTAAAACCGAGAGCAGAAGAATTAGACTATCAGGAGGTCAAAAAACAACTTGACTATGCGATATCTAAAGTTAATATAAAAAAGATTCCTGGTGTAAACACAGGAGTCGTATGTCTGGCAGATTTACATATTGGCGCTGATATTAGAAATTTACAACGTACACCTGATTTTAATTTTAAATCTGTCATACAGTATTTAAAAGATATAGCAAATCAGGTAAACCAACGAGGATATGAAAAAGTAGAAGTTATATTTCTAGGAGATTTCATAGAATCGTTTACAGGACTTAACCACGTAAATTCTTGGAAATCTATGGGTAAAGGACTATATGGACATCACGTTGTGATTTTAGCATTTGAGATAATGAGAGAGTTTATAAAAAATATAAATAATCTCAAATCTATATACATGGTTTCTGGTAATCATGATAGATCAACCTCAGATGCTAAAGTTGACAATGAAGGAGACGTAGCAGGATTACTAGCATATATGCTTCGTAGTTCTTTAGACAAAGTTAATGTAGAATTTTCTCCTTTAGTATTAGGAAGTGCGATAGATGGAATATATTATGTAATGACACATAATCATCACGCACTATCTAGAAGAGATTTAGGAAAGATAATGTTTGAGTATGGTAAGCAAGGAATGTATAATGTACTTTTAGGAGGGCATTGGCATTCTAGAAAAAGTAAGAAAGTTTTTCATACGTTACAAGAAACGTATGTAGATCAAGCAGATTATAGAGCTATTGATGTTGCTCCTTTGTTTACCGGCAACTTTTATAGCGAATCTATGGGATTCTCTAGTTCAGCTGGATATACTCTTATAGAAAGTAATGGTAAAGGTAAACCTAACGTATTTGATTATTCACTATAATGGCAGCAGGATCTCACAATTTTAAAATAGAACAAGGAGCAGATTTTAATAATACTATAACTTATGAAGATGCTTCTGGAAATAAAATCAACATATCTGGATCTTCTATTACATTAAAAGCTAAAGATAATAGGTCTGATACAGATTTTGTTATAAATTTGGCTGTAGGAAATGGTATTACGTTAAGTAATCCGAGTCAAGGAGAATTTACTATAGCAATACCCGCAGCAACAACAGCTACATATGATTGGAATAGAGCTTTCTATGATTTAGATATAACAATATCAAACGTAGTCACTAGACTATTACAAGGACAAGTACAAGTAATTAAATCAGTAAGTGGATAATTATGGCAAACACATATGTTACTATATCAACTCCTGCTGGAAATGTAGTCAAGGTTTCTGAAGCTACTAGCAATAAAATTGTTACTTCTGGCAATACAATTAAAATAGTATCAGTAGGTGCACAAGGACCTGCAGGATCAGGAGATATAAATACAGTACATACACAAGACACCGCTTCTTCTACTTGGCAAGTAACGCATAATTTAGGAAAGTACCCATCAGTTAGTGTAGTAGATACATCTAATACTCTTGTAAACGGAAAGATACTATATGAAGATTGGGATACCAATCAAGCTAGTACTTCTAAGTTACAAATTATTTTTACCGCAACATTTGCAGGTAAAGCTTTTTTAAATTAAAAAATAAAATATTATGTCAATCAAATATTTAAATCATATAAACCTACAAGGGAATAGGATAGAAGGAGCTACTATTGAACCTTTAGGATCAGCTCCTAGTAATAATCTACAAATAGGTAGACTTTATTATGATACTTCCGGTTCAACAAAAGCATTAAGAATATACGATGGTAGTAATTTTGTGTCTATTACTGGAGATATTACAGGGGTAGCAAATTCAACTACAAGTCAATTAACTATAACAAACCCAGATGGTCCTATACCTAGCTTTGCTATTTTAACAGGGGCTATATCTGAAAATGGAGATAAGTTAGCTACACAAGCACAAATTAAAACGTATGTAGATTCTCTGGTAGATGATTTTGATAGTTTAGCTGAACTTGTAGATACTAATATTACTTCTCCTGCAGATGGAGCTATGCTTCTGTATGATACAGGCACATCTAAATGGATTGATAATGTAATGTCTGGAGATGCTACACTAGCAGATACTGGAGCTCTTACTTTAGCTACCGTTAACTCTAATGTAGGATCTTTTGGATCTGCTACAGCCATACCTGCTATAACTGTTAACGCAAAAGGATTAATTACAGCGGTATCTACTAATTCTATAACAACTACTTTAACTATAGACGATGCTTCTGCAACACAAGATGTATCATTAGCTACTGATGATTTACAGTTTCTTGGTACAACTAATGAAGTTACAACAGCTGTAACAAAAGTTGGTACAGATGTTAAAGTTACAATTGGTTTACCAGATGACGTATCTATAGCAAGTCAACTTACTGTAGGAACAGCTTCGGGGACAGATGCACCTGTTATTAAATCTATATCTAATTCTGCATCAGAAAATATTTTATTAGAGGGAAGAGAAACATCATCTGCTTCTGCGCCTGATTTAGTTCTTTATAGAAATGCAGGAACTCCTGTTGATAGTGACACTTTAGGTGTTCTTGAGTTTAGAGGTAGGAATGCAATGGGTACTGCTGATACGTCAGATCTAAGTTATGCTGGTTTTTACAGTAGAATTTATGATGCGTCTAATCAAGATTCTATAATGGGTCTATCTTTAAATAAAGGTAATGGATCTGGAGCATATAAATCAGCAGCTATATTTAAATTACTAGGAAGTAACAACAGTGGTACTGGTGCACTTCTTATTAACCCTGCAAATGATTTATCAGTTCCTACACATAACTTAGATGTTAATGGTACTGCACACTTTAGTGGTAATGTTACATTTGCCGGAGATGTTACAATTTCTGGTAGTCAAACAACTAAAAATTCTGAAGTTGTATTAATTGAAGATAATATAATTACTCTTAACAGTAATGAATCTGGTACTCCTAGTGAAGATTCAGGTATTGAAGTAGAAAGAGGAACATCAACTAATGCTATTTTATATTGGGATGAATCAACTGATAGATGGTCACAAAGATTAACTGGAGGAACAGAATATTACTTGCATACAGAACAACATGATGTAGTATTAAGTACTCATACTTCTGGTAACTATGTACAATCTATTTCTGCAGGCACTAATATATCTCTCACGAACGCGGGCGCGGGCGAAGGTACTACACATGAAATTAGTGTTACAGGTCTTGATAACTATGACTACTGGAACTTAAAAGTTAATAATACTTCTGTAGATAATATAAGCACTACAGAATCTGTTGACTTTGTAGGAGGTGGTGGTATTACTATAGCTTTTGAAAATGGAGAAGATGTTAATATATCGCATAGTGATACATCATCACAAGCATCTGTAGATAATTCAGGTAATGCAGTTATACAAGATGTTACATTAGATACATATGGTCACGTTACAGCATTAGTTTCTAAAACTATAGAAGTACCTGCAGACAGAATGTTTGCTGGAACTATAGGAGATGGATCTGCTGTATCATACAATATTGATGATTCTGGTGCTAGTTCACCTCATATAAATCATGGATTAGGTACCGATTCTAGTCAATTTATGGTACAGTTAATCGAAGTATCATCAGGTGAGACAGTACATGCAGATGTTTCTAGAAAAACCGGAGGTAGGGTGCAAGTTGTTTTTGCTACAGGAAATGCTCCTGCTACTAATGGAATTAAAGTTCTTATCAATAAGATAGGATAAAAATATTAAAATGAATAAGTATGGCTAGGAAATTCTTAAATGGAATACATATATCTGGTACAACACAGATAGACTTTATGCCTACTCACGAGAGTGAAGGTATATTAACATTAGGTAGATTCGACTCTAACACGAGTAGGTATCACAATATAAAATCTTATGTATCTTCTACTGAAGCTAGTAACTATTTAAAATTCTCTCTTCACGCAGCCACGGAAAATGCTGTAGTAGATGTACTTACTTTAAAAGGAAATAAAGACGCACTTTTTTCAGGTAATGTTGGAATTGGAATTACAAGCACACCCCCATCACCATTAACAGTTGTTGGAACTGGTGTTGGTTCAAGTGGAACAATAGGTATTCAGGGAGCTAATGCTCACATAGGATTTAAAAATAGCAGTGGAACATTTAGAAGCTGGGTTGGTCATTTTAATGCAGCAGGGCA